TTTAGTCATTATGTTTGTGGAGCACTACCACCTCTGCCATCTGGTTGTATATCCAATCTAAATATACCGTAGCGCCAGTTAGTGTTGAGTGCATCATTTTCAATTTTTATTGCCGCAAGTCTTCCTCGCGCGCGCGTGTCTATCTTATCTGTTGTTGAGGTCACTGTAAAGGGTCCTACTGTTGTTTGTCCCTGTGCCGTGGTTGTATCTGCTGGATAAGCTCTAAAGAATAAAGTTACTTTAGCATTACCATCTATATATTTAAAATCAGGTATAAATCTTCTTATTTTAATAAAAAATTCACCGTCTCCCTCTATATCTAAATCAAAGTCTCCTGATTTAATAAATGCAGATATAGCAACACTTGTTGTGCTAGTAGATGTTAAATTTAATACTTCATTAACCCCTACTTCATGTTCAAATAAATAACTACCTCCATTACTTACTCCATTGATGACAGGATAAGTTGGAGTTAAATTAGGTTCAAATTTAGAAGCTGTAGGATTTTCTAATACATGTGCATCTTCATATGTAGTTCTAGAAAGAGTTCCTGTTGTCCAAGATTGTAATTCATAATTATAAGTTGCTATTCTATTATTTTGTTCTGAAGGAGTACTGTTTGTTTCTGAAGTTCTACCGGATGAATAATACCAACTAATTTCTGTATATAAACTATTATGACCAGCAAATACTGTATCACCTTGTACAAAATTAATACCTAAACTATCTCCTTGAGTTGTGAATACAAAGTCCTCAACTGATGATGGTAATGTTTTAACTGTACCATCAAATACAAAGAAATTACCAGAATCGCCCATCCAATATACAGCTCCGTCTACGAATACTGCTGCGTGTTGTCCAATACAACCACAATTAGATCCAACCTGACGTATACTAAATGTAAAAGGAGGTCCTACAAATTGCATTGTATATGCTGCTTCATCTGTTAAAATAAGCATATAATCTTTACCTTTTACCGCTGTAACAATTCTACTTCCATTATCTAATCTAAATGTACCTGCTGTATTAGTTGAGGTTGGCTCATATATTTCAATATCTTCTTGATCAGAAAAACGAATAAACATTGGATCTTGAGTTGAAGGTGTGCCTATGGTTGTTTCAGTTCCAAAGTGAATTAAATGTCTATCTCTATCCGATACTCTTGTTAAAACCGAAGCAGTCGGATTACCTGCAATAATAGTTGCTCTTGTATTCACACCTGCTCCTTCATTTGGATCCCATTTAAACGTTGAACCATTTTTAATAGTTGCTATTAATAATTCTCCAAAGTTATCTAATGACCACGAGCCTGCATCAATATCTATGTCTGATGCTGATCTTGTATCTCCCCAATTACCTCTTCCCCAAGGTCCTGCACCCCAACCATAACCAAAAGTAGATATAACAGGTCCTACTTGAAAATAAGGATTAACAGTTGCAGATCCAGAAGCGGAAGCTGTACCTGATGAAGTTGTAGCCATTGTAATTGTAAAAGTTCCTGTGGTCGGAACTGTTTTTACTTCAAAAGTATTTGTTGTAAAATCCGGTGCTGTAAATCCTGTAGGAGGAGTTACACTTGTAAATGTAAATAAATCTCCAACTGATAAACCATGCGCTGTTTTATTAACAGTTACAGTTGCAGATCCTGTAGTTGTATCAAACGTACAAGAAGTTAAAGCCGTCTTTAAAGGTGTAATATCATAAAATTCACCTGCATATAAAATATATAATATTTTATTAGTTCCAATAGCTAAATAACGTCTACCTGTTAAATCAAAGAAAGAATGTATATCTCTACCTGCACCTACTAATATAGATGTAGTAATTTGCCTCCAACCACCTATTTTTTCAGGAGAACCGTATTGAAAACGTACATTATCTCCGTCTATCCAGCGTCCTTCTGCTTGAGATGCAGTATCATTTTTATCAAAACCTGGTGGTAATGGTATCTTTTTTAATGGCATATTTAATGTCCATTATAAAATATGTTAGTCGTTAAGTATAGAAGTAGAGAAATAAGGTGTGGAATGGTGGTTTATTTCTCTACTTTATAAAAGTATATAGCTATTATTTAGCTATGTATATATTCCATTCTAATTTATTAAGCAAATCTTCAAATTGAACTACTTTTAAAGATTGTTTTTTAACATATTCATGAAGCTCTGGAACATCAATAATTACCCAATCTTTATCAGTTTCAAACACTATTTTATCAGCTTTACTTGCTGTTGTTCCATGTTTGCCTAATTGATTATTAGGCATTTGAAACATAGGTCTTACATCAAATTTAAATTCTTGATTTGAGTTTTTCTTTAAAACTCCTGAAACGTTCCAATGTTCGTTATTTTTTTGTGTCTCTGTTGGCCAGATAATATTATTTAAGTGAACAGAAAACTTTGTCTCTATATTCACTTTCTAAATAATTTTTTAATCAATCCTCTAAAACCAGTATTCTCTTTAAAATATTCTAAACATTCAGCAATCGTTTGCTGTCTAATATATTCATCTCTTATTTCTTGAGATGTGGGTTGTGGTAATGGTGAATCCCATCTATCAATAATAAACTGACCAGCAGAAGTTAAATCGTAGCTAGCACCTGGTGCTAGAGATTTCATTACTGTATTAATACCCCAAGCAAAACCATTTTCATTTGTATATGCTTTTATAGTTTCTTCTACTGTTAATTTCATACTATTAATTCAGTTAAATTTTTATTATTACCAATTGTGCCTTTAATAAAAACATTAAAAGCTAAACTTATTCTAGTATTAGTTCCTTCTTTATTTTCAACCATGTGTGTTAAAGAAGATGGAAACATAATAATATCTCCAGTTTTAACAGTAAACCACCAAGATTCAGAATTATATAAATTCCAAGTTTTAATTTCAGGTTTTATAGTTTTATAACCATCATTAAAAAATTTAATTTTATCTAATTCTTCATGACAGTTTATATAAAAAACTCCTGATACTAAAGAATTAGGATGTGAGTGTTTATGATGGAATTGATTTGTTTCAGTATAGTTTAACCAGGATTGAGTAATATAAGGTGTAATAGCATCTGTTGGAGATATAACTTTTTCAAAATAATCTTTTACTCTTAAATCTAATTCTTTTTTAATATTAACAAAAGGTTTTTCGTTTAAAATATAATTATTATTTGATGTAATATTACCATCATTTTTACAGAAATCTTTTTTATTTTTATCTACAAATTTTAATTCTAATGGTGTTAATTTTCTATCTAATTTAGACATATAGACAGGTGTTGGAAATATACTATTAATAGTTGATTCTATCATTTTAATTTATTTCTTATTTCAGTTGCAGATATTTTTTGTATTTCTTTTGGTAATATAATCTCTTCTATTTTATAACCTACGTCTCTACCATAACAGATATTTGTAATATTAGGAACTTTAATTACATCAAATTTCCCTACATAATCTTTTAACTTTTCTTGAATTCGTTTTTTTATATCTTCAAATTCAAATGGATTATTATCTGACTTTGGCATATCTCTAACCATAATAATAACTTGTCCAGTTTTTTCTAATATCTTTTTAAAAAGCTCAAAATGTCCATCATGGAACGGTTGCCAACGTCCAAGCATCTGTGCTGTTGGTTTAGAGTAGTCCATGTATCTCCTTTATTATATTGTCGTAATTAAAATCTTTTATCTCGTAATTTACTCTTTTTGGTTTTTCAAATAATTTATTGGTATCTTCAAATCTTCCTCTATCAATGGTGTTCATCCAAATCTTCATATCATAAAATTCTCTATATGATTCAAAGGGACATACGAAATCTACAACCACATGATTAACCACAAGATCACACATAGTCATCATACGATTTGCTTGTCGCCTTCTACCATTTTCTGTAAAATCCCAATCTTCAAATAACTTTCTAATATCATCAGCATTAAAATGAGGTATCTTTTTATCTTTTACTAGTTTTTTAGCAAATGTAGTTTTGCCCGATCCTGGTAATCCAAAGATTAATATTTTCATATATCTAAATTAGAATATTGTTTTATAATATTAGAAGGTAAATAATCTTCTATATTATATTTGTTTAATTTTATTTTATCTGTTCTTATACTATGTAATTGTACTTTATAAATACTGTCATCATAACTAACATTATTTGCAGAAAATTGTTTTAAATTATTTAAATTAAAATTAGTAAAAGGAATTTTTAAAAAATCAAATATTGTCTTAATTTCTTTATTTGGATTTTTTATGAAATTTTTATAATTTATGATAATGTGGTTTTCTTTTTCTTTTATAATGTTTTTTACACTCCATAAATATTTTCCAATTATTCCTTCATGACTCATTAATTCGTGACATCTTTTTTCAATATTAATTGGTCTTTCAATTTTTATAAATGATGCAAGACATTCTAATATTGGTCTATAAAGTATAATAAATTTTGGTTTTTTAATTATATTTTTTAATGCTTGTAAATTATATGGAGTTCCCCAAGCACCTCTATCAATAATATTATCTACTTTCCAATTTTCATAATAGTTATTAAATACATTTTTTATAATATTATCTAATGATTTTTGATTAGGAAAATTTTTATATATTTCATATTCTTTAACTAATTGTAATTGATAAATTACATCTGTTAATATTGTATTAGCGGTTACTTTTACATGTTGGGATTGATTTACTATAGAACCAAATAGTGTATTACCTGCTCTCGGCAAACTACATAAAAAATAAATATTATTCATTTCTAATAAATGAATATATTATTTTATATTATTAGTAAAGTCCAATTTTTATTTTCTTCATTCCAAGTATATTTTTGTCCATCTGTTGGATAAGGAATAGGTGCATTCCAATTACAAGTAGATTCGTTTAATATCCAACTATTGAAAGGTTTAGGTGGAATAAATGCATCACGTTGTGAATCATAAATATAACCAACACCTGCATGATTTTTTCTAAAAGGAGTGCCTCCTAAAGAATGAACACCTGCATTAGTATTATAAGATGTTTGTTTCCAAATAGTATTAGGTTCGTTATATAATGTTTTTAAAAATTCTATACCAATATTTTCTTGTTCTACTCCATTTAAATCCTTAATAACTTCATTAACAACAGATTCAACTCTTAATACTATGTTGTTATTATCTAATTTTGCAAAGCTAGCCATTATGCTGTGTAACTCCCTGATCCGTTAAATTGTAAAATTGTGTTACCACCAGATGTTGTAACAGTAGGTGAACCTGTTGTAACTGATGAATAATTAGCAGTTGGTATACTTAATATAACAACTCCTTTTCCTCCACTACCACGAGTACCTCCTTCTACACCACCACCTCCTCCACCAGTATTAGCTGTTCCACTATCTGCAGTTCCACCAATACCACCGATTACAGCATTACCACCTCCGCCAGTTCCACCTGTTCCAGCAGTTCCTCCATTATTTGTGCTTCCACCGCCGCCACCAGCTCTTGTAACTGATGAACCTGTTATTGAATTTGCAGTTCCATTACCACCGTTTCCACCCGCTGTACTTGTTCCATCAGCACCAACACCCCCAGCACCGCCTCCTCCACCTGAACCATATCTTGGTCCAATTTCTACACCAGCACCACCATTATTTCCTTGACTTGGAGAAGTATTTGGAGTGTTTCCTGCTCCTCCTGGTCTACCACCTGAAAATCTACAACCTCCACCTCCTGAACCACCATCAGCACCAGTTGCTATTTCCGCACTACCAAGAGCTCCACCTCTTCCACCACCAGCAGAGGTTATTGTTGTTATATCTGGATTTGAAATTGAACTATCTACACCGTTAACATTAGCAGCACCACCATCTCCTACTGTAACTGTAATTGATTTTCCAGATATTACTGTTTGAGTAGATGTTCTATGACCTCCTGCACCACCACCCCCAATACCACCACCGCCACCACCAGCTACTACTAAAAAATCTATTGAGTATGAAGTTGAACCTGGCCAAATACTATTTTTTTTAGAATTAAATTGATCTTGTAATCTCCAAACTCCTACTGCTGTAGAAGCTGTTGGAGTATTTACTTTACCAATTATACTACCATTACGTTTAGCCATTAATTAACTCCCAATTTAAAATTTCTTCGTTCCATTTATACATATTACCATCGTTAGGTCTAGCAACAGGTGCTTCCCAATTACAAGTTTGTTCATTTAATGTCCAAGAGTTGTAAGGTTTAGGTGCTATAAAGGCATCTCTATTTGAATCATAAGTATATCCAATACCAGCATAATTTTTTCTAAATGATTTTGATTGATCTCCTAAAGTATTATCAGAATTAAAATATTTACCACCTCTAGTGTTATATGAAGTTTTTTTCCAAACATCATTAGTTTTATATAATTGATTTATAAAATCTACACCAAGTTGTTCTTGTTCAATTCCATTACTATCTGTGATTACAGCATTGTTAATAGAGATTACTGTTTCAACTATATTTTTTGAATTTAATTTTGCAAAATAAGCCATTATGCTGTGTAACTCCCTGTATCATTATAAACTAATATTGTATCTGCACCTGATGTTGAAACAGTTGGAGAACCTGTTATATTTCCTGTATAATTAGCAGTTGGCATACGAAGTATTATAATTCCTTTACCACCTGCACCACCACCATTGGATCTTCCACCGCCACCACCTGAACCTGTATTAGTGTCTCCAGCAGTACCATATTCAGCATTTCCAGCTCCACCCCCACCTGATCCACCTACTGATGGTGGTGTACTTCCAGGTCCTGTATAAGGAGCACCTCCTCCACCTCCTCCTCTTGTAACTGACGGACCTGTTATTGTTGATGCTACACCATTTCCTCCATCACCACCTAAACTAGGGGTACCAGCATTTCCAGCAGTAGAAGCACCTCCTCCTGCTCCAGCACCATAGGCCACTCCTGCTCCACCATTTCTGCCTTGATTAGTAGTACCTGATCCACCTGTTTTACCAGCACTTCCTCCTCCTCCACCACCTGAACCACCACTAAAACCGTTTGAAGGAGCTTGCGATATAGATGCTCCAGCTCCACCTCCAGTAGATGTTATTGTTGTTAATCCTGTTCCTGAAATTGAAGAATCTGTACCATTAACTCCATTTTGTCCAGCACTTCCTGCTGAACCACCTCCACCAATTGTAATTGTATAAACTGTACCTGAAATAAAAGTTATGCTTGATTCTGCACTTCCTCCTCCACCAGAACCTCCATAAGTAGCATTAGAAGAACGATAACCACCTGCACCGCCTCCGCCTCCTCTACTTCCAGCACCACCTGCTCCGCCAGCAATAACTAAAAAGTCTACTGAATAAGGCACAGGTTGACCTGGCCAAATATCTGAAACACGTGCATTGAATTGATCTTCAAGAGCCCAGACTCCCGATGCTGTTGTTGTTGTGGGTGTGTTGACTACTCCGATTATTCCACCGTTCTCTTTTGCCATAGCAAAAATCTCCCGGTTAACTTATTTCTTCGTAAGCGATAATGCACTCTAAATCA